AGTGTAAGGCTTCTACGGTCACCAAGAAACAGCGTGGCCATATTCGTACATGGCGTAACAGTCCTTGGGCTGATTGGGAGCAAGCATAATGTCAGACTTTACCTACGACCCAGACGATCTTGGTACTACTACAGCCTCTGGCCGTAGGAATGCTGTACGCTTCCTCGTAGGTGACACTGACTCTTTAGATATTCAAGCTAGGGATGAAGAAGTTGATTTTGCTCTTGCTCAGTCTTCTGACAATATTCACAGTGCCTCTGCGTATGTTTGCCGAACTATTGCAGCTAAGTATGCTCGTCGTGTTGACACTGATTTGGATGGCGCTCTCCGGGCTAGTTATTCTGACCTTTACGCCCATTATATTTCTCTTGCTGATTCCCTTGAAGCTGAGGCAAAGAAGCAAAGCGGTCTCGGCGTCAAAGCCGGGGGCATCAGTAAGGCATCTATCTCTGTGGTAAGGCAGGACACTGATCGTGTCGTACCATCCTTCCGTAGAGATCGTTTCCGCAATCCACCAAACTACGATGGGTCTGCGGATTACGAGTGAGGAATAGTCCATGTCTTTTAACGCTAGTGACGTTCTGAGGTTGGTCCAAGACTTTGGCGAACCCCTTACACTCCGCAAGGTCACCAAAACAGGTTCCTACGACACTTCTTCCGGCACTGTGTCTGGAAGCGAGACCTTGGACTATTCCTTTACGGGATACTTCTATAACCTAGCAGAGGGTACATTTGACCTCAATAAGACTAGGAAGGGCAGTCGGGTTTGCGTTATAGCCGCTAAGGGTCTGTCAGTTACCCCTGATGATGAGGACCAAATTCTAGGCTATGGCGACCCGGTCAATATTCAGACCGTTAGGACCATTCGTAGTAAGGGTCAACCCGTCTGTTACCTTTGTGAGGTGTACGAATAATGGGGGTTAAGATTAACCAGAGCTTCTACCAGAAGATTGATGCTGTCAGTGAGAAGGTAGAAAGTGAGGTTGGCAAGAAGATGTTTGGGATTGCCCGTACTGCTGTTCTTGCCTCCCCTGTTGACACAGGTGCTTTCGTCAACTCTTGGTCCTTTAAGGACAATCTTGGTGGTGGACGTAGTAAGTCCTCTCGGAACAAGCCCAAAGGTGTTCTGGACCAGCCACAGAAGTTGACCTCTCTCCGTAACCTTGCCAAAGACATTAATGTTGCCCTAAGTGGAGACAGCAAGGGAGGTTACCGCAAGACAGGGATAGAAGTTCCTGTAGGTGACTACTACCTGATTAACCGTGCGCCTCATGCCGAGAAGGTAGAGCGGAAGTACAAGATTAAGAGTAGGGTGAGACGACAGCATGGCTAGTGTATATAGAGACATTCGTGCAGCCCTAGAGACTAAGTTGAAGGCTATCTCTGGCCTTCCTTCTATTTCCTACGAGAACTCTAGCTACGACCGTAAGAACGGTACTTCCTATGTAGAGACCTTCTTTGTCCCTCAATCCCGTAGACCAGCCGTAAGGGGCTTAAACCCGCAGCAGCGTTACGATGGTGTCTTTACTGTTGTTTGCTACGCACCAGAGGGCAAAGGCCCCGGTGCTGCTGATGAATTGGCTGACAAGGTACTGAATGCCTTTGATGCAACCACTGATGCTTCTTACCTCAATAGCAGTGGCGAGAACATCATTGTGTCTATCGACTATGCCGAACGAGAAGGTGGCGGGTTAGACACTCCGTTTTATTATGTCCCGGTGAACATCGGGTTCTATATTTATAACTAAGGAGGAAGCACATGGCTTTCGCACAGGGTTCTCGTTCTCGTTTGGCTTTCGGTGTAGAAAGCGCTTTCGGTACGGCAGCTAGTTCTTATACCAACCTACCATTTAACACCCACTCGCTGAACCTGTCTAAGGAGCGTGTAGCGGGCAATGAAATCCAGCCTGACCGTATGCCTCGGGTAGACCGTCATGGTAACCGTTCTGTAGCTGGTGATATTGCTGTAGACCTTCGTGACACTGCTTATGACGACCTGATTGAGTCGGCTATGCTGTCTACGTTTAGCACTGGTGTTATTAAGGTAGGTACTACACCTAAATACCTTACCCTTGAAGACTACGCTGGTGACATTGACCAAGCTCGTCTGTTTACAGGTTGTGCTGTATCTACGATGAACGTGTCTATGGCTCCTAACCAGATGGTATCAGCTACCTTTGGTATCGTTGGTAAGGACATGACCATTTCGGCTACAGAGAAGACTGTATCTGCTGCTGGTGTAGCAGAGCCTTTCGATGCTTACTCCGGTGACCTTAAGGTTGCTGATGTAGACGGTATCGGTGCAGCTTCTGCCCTGTCTATCATTACTGGTGTAGACTTCACGGTTACCAACTCCTTCTCTCCTACCTTTGTAGTAGGTGATGACTCTGCCCCTGCCCTTGAGTTTGGTCGTGCGGAGATTGAAGGTAGTATCACCGCATATTTTGCGGACTTGTCTCTGGTTAACCGTTTCTTGAACGAGACTGAGAGTGCTATCGAAGTATCTGTAGCTGACCCTTCGGCTAACACCATGACCTTCCTTTTCCCACGGGTGAAGTTCAACGCAGCAGATATTCCTGTTGATGGCCCAACCTCCCGTGTAGTAACTCTGCCGTTTGTGGCTCTGTACGACGATACAGAACTGACTAACCTGAAGATCACTACGGCATAAGAATCCCTCGGCCAAGGGGAGGGGGGTGAGCTTGTCGGGTGGCTCCCCCTCTCATTCTTTCCTACCCCGACATAAGGAACCCGACTATGGATTTGGCTAATCTTACCCCCGAATCAGATACACTAGAAATCCTGTTGTATCACCCTACTACCCTAGAAGCCTTGTTTAACGAGGATGGGGAAACAGAGATGAGTATCGAGGTGTATGCCCCTCACTCTGCTAAGTACAAGGAAATCTTTAACGAGAAGGCTAACAAGCGACTACAAGTGATGCAACGGTCCAAGAAAAACCAAGTGACCGTAGAAGACCTTGAGAAGGACGCTGTAGACCTACTCGCACGAATTATTAAACAGTGGGACATTACCTACGATGGTGAGAAACCCTCTCTGAGTGTCATCAAGGCTAAAGAGGTATTTGAGACCTTGCCTTGGCTACGCCTACAAATAGAAGAGGCGATTGAAGAAAGCCGGGGTTTTATCAAGGCCTGATTGACCAGTTGGTCGAGTTTGCAGAGTGGACCTTTGAACTCGACAAACCTCAAGAAGGTGGCTCCAAGAGAGAACATTTAGAACAAGTAGAAAGGCAGATTGGATACGCTCCTAGAGAACTAGAACCCCCCGAATTTCCGTTCTTAGTTCAGCATATCTGGTCTGCCTTTATTAGTTTGTCCACTGGTAGAACTGCCGGATTTAACGGCCCTAACCCGATAACTTTTGAACAGATCAAAGCATGGAAGGAACTGACTGGGCAACCTCTATCTCCTAGAGACGTAGAGGCGATAAAGAGCCTAGATGCAGTTTACGTGAGGGTTATGAATGGCTGATCTTCGACTCTTAGTAGATGTAGATGGCACAGGGGAGGTCAAAGCACTTAACGATGAGCTTGACCGCACCCCTCGACATGCAAGACGTGCTGGCAGGTCTCTGGATGAGTTTGGTAACGAATCTGTCAGAGCCGCAAGAAAGACCAAGCGTTTCGCTGCTGTAGGGCTGCAACAGCTTGGTTATCAGGTAGGTGACTTTGCAGTACAGGTTCAGGGTGGCACTAACGCCTTTGTAGCCTTCGGTCAGCAGGGTTCCCAGATGCTTGGTATCCTTGGTCCGTTAGGTGCTGTAGCGGGTGCCTTGCTTGCTATCTTCACTGCATTTGCTGCTGCAATGTCTGAGAGTGAGGATGCTACAGGACGTGCTGCCGCAGAGTTTGCTAAGTTAAGGGGTGAGTTTGAACCTCTGCTTACGATAACTAAGAACTTGTTAAATACGCTGAAGGAAATGGCTTACGACACTCTTAATGTCTTGGCTAACAACCTTCAGCTTGTTATTTCCTACGCTGCTGCTGCCACTCTTGTTTGGGGAGGTAAGGCAGGTCTAACAGCAGCTATCACCCTAGCAACTCTTGCAGTCAGAAACTTTGGCAAGGTTGTACGCACTGTTCTTGTCGGAACGGTTGTAGGTATTGCTGTTGTAGCTCTTGGTCAGCTTATCAATATGGCGTTGCAACTCCGAGAAGCTGTAGGCTCTTGGGGTGGGGCTTTCGCTGCTGTTAAGAAGGTTATTGACGCCTTCTTTGCTGATGTCATGGTTGCACAAGAGAACTGGTACAAGAACACCGAAGCCGGGATGCTACGTATTAAGGCTGTCTTCCATGAGGGCTTCGGTAGCATTGAGATTGCAGTGGCTAACACCCTTGCAAAACTAGGGGCTGGCTGGGACAGTGCCATGCAAGCCATTAGCAATATTGTTAAGACTGCAATGTACCAAGTGGCAAAATCCATTGATACAGCTATTGATGCAGTTTTGACACGCATCAAGGAGGTTCTGGAACTTGCGTCTCGGTTACCTTTTGGTGCTGGCGAAGGTTTTAGTGGAATGGCAGGTTTTGCAGAGAGTGCTATCGGTGCCTACACACCACAACAACCTGCAATGGGTCAGACAACCTATCAAGAGTTCTTAGCTCAACGTGTATCTCAGATTGG